CCTGCTACATTTGCAACGGGAAGTGCAGATACTAATTCTGAGAGAAGTGCAAAAATAACTGGAAAAGATACTTCCATTTCTGATAGAAACGCTAAAATAAAAGGTAAATTAACAACAACAAATGAGAGAAGTGCAAAGATACACGGTAAGAGTACAACTACCGACAGTAGAAATGCTGTAATAACTGGTAAAAGTACAGCTAATGATACTAGAAACGCTAAAATAAAAGGCAAGAGTACAGCTTCTGATGAGAGGTCTGCTAAGATAACAGGTAAACCAGCAGAAGAATACGCAAATGATAGTAGGGAAGCCAAGATAAGTGGAACTGCCAATATTTATGATAGTCGTCTGGCAAAAATAAAGGGTGTTTCCACAATCATTGATAGTAGAAATGCCAAAATAACAGGTAAGAGTACGACTAATGATAGTAGAAGTGCAAAGATAGTCGGTAAGAACATCATAGTCAAAGCGGACCAACTAATAATAGAGTTTTTAGATAACAGCAGTAGAAATGCAAAAATATCAGGTTCTGCCACAACTTACGATAGCAGAGGGGCTAAGATAGCAGGTAGTTTACTCACTAACGACTACAGAGGTGCAAAAATAATCGGTAAAGACACTTCCCTTGATTATCGTTCCGCAAAACTAACAGGATATGATACTGCAAACGATATACGAAGTGCCGAAATAACTGGTAAAGACACAGCCAATTCAGACAGAAATGCCAAAGTAACAGGTGTTGAAACAGCTTACGATAACAGGGAGGCTAAAATAACAGGTAGTTTACCCGCTGATGATTACAGAAATGCAAAAATAAGTGGTATTGCCACGATAGCGTCTGATAGAGAAGTTATTATAACAGGTAAAGACACGGCTTTTGATGATAGGGACGCAAGGATTGTAGGTAAAGAGACTGCTAACGATAGTAGAAGTGCGAAATTAGCGGGTGGCATTGTGGATATTTCCAGCAGGGAAGCAAAGATAATCGGAAAGGACATAGCCAATGATACTCGTGATGCAATCATTACAGGTAAGGAAACGGCTAATTCTGAAAGAAATGCGAGAGTAATAGGAAAAACAACTTCCTATGATGTTCGTACATCCGTTATCACAGGCGGTTTAGTATCTGATAGTGAAAGAGACGCTCACCTAATAGGCAAAGATACTTCTAACGACAATCGTTTAGCAAAACTAACAGGTGGTGCGTTAGCTGAGGATAGTAGAGATGCAAGACTGTTCGGTATAGCCATTGCGAACGACACACGAAACGCAAAACTAACCGGTGTATTTCAAGCCAATGATTATAGAAAAGCAAAGATAGCGGGTTACGATATTGAAACCGATACCAGACAAGCCAAAATAACAGGTAAAGATACCGCAGATGATTACAGAGGGGCTAATATACGGGGTGGTATTCAAACTAACGATACACGAACAGCAAAGATAACGGGTTGTGACACAAGTGACACAAGCAGAGGTGCGATAATAAGAGGTAGTGAAACCATCAATAGTTATCGTCCAGCAAAGATAGTTGGAGCATCTGGGGCTAACGATACAAGAATTGCAAAAATAGTGGGTAAGGGTAGTTGGTATGTTAGCCAGACATACGATTGGTACAAACGTGACGACAAATCAATAGGAGAAAAGCAAGACGAAAAGTGGTACAAGCATTTAGATGTTTAATATGTGAAAGGCAGGTGATATAATTAACATATATGACTAAAAGGCAATATGTAACGGAAGACGAAATAGAACAGTTTTCCAACATACAAGTAACTGATGCTAAAGAGGCAGAAGACCAAATGTCCCACGCAGAGGAAATGGTTGACGCCTACGTTGGTTTCCAAGTGAAGCACGTAGACGATGTTTATTCTGGTCTTGCAACATCGGGTGGCAGTAATTATTTAATTGATACGTCAAGTGATTCACCATTAAAGGTGCATTTTGACGACTATTTTACTTATTGTCAGGTAGAAATAATTGGCGGTACAGGTAGCGGACAAACCCGTAACATAGTATCGTCAAGTAAATCATCTAACAAAATAACTGTAAGCCCTGATTGGACTACAAATCCAGACAACACATCTTTTTATGTAATTAAGCAACTTGGAAAGTTCCCACGTGATGAGGACGCTTTTTTAAGTGGTGATAGTAAATGGTACAAAAGCATACCGGAAGCGGTTACACGTGCAACGTTAGCACAAGTTGAGTACATAATTGAAAAAGGAAGCGACTACTTTGCAGGTGCAGTAGACTACGATTCCGAGCAATTAGAGGGATACAGTTATAAAGTTAAAAGCGGTAGAAACCGCTTCATATCCCCAAATGCTCGTAACCTACTAAAAGGCATCTACAATAAAAAGGGTCGTATTGAGCTATAAAACATTTACTTAAACACATAATTAAGGTTTATGGAACTGTAACTCGTAATGAATATAACGAGGAATCTTTTAGTGGTGGAAATGATTATTACGGCAGATTTCAACTAAAAAACAAGCTATTTACCAACGAAAAAGGCGAGGACATTATGGCTGACGCACTAATTTATATGGATAAAGAAACCGAAGGGTTGACGGTTGGTACAAAGGTTACCTATGACGGACAGGATTACAGGGTTATTGCGTTAAAAGAAGCGTTGGACGATATTTCAAAGGTTCACCACTATGAGGTGTGGGTACAAAGGTGGGAAGCATAATGTTGTTTACTGACTTACTAAAACAACTAAATAAAAGGATAGATCCAGCAAAGCAAAAAGCTGAAAAGATGGCTGGAGATGAAATATTACGTTTGTCAAATATAGAAGTGCCTTTTGATAAAGGTACTTTGGCTAACTCTGGTAGGGTAGATACATTTACTGATCACGTTGAGGTTGGTTATCACACAAAATATGCTCACCGATTGCACGAACACCCGGAATACAATTTTAAGAATGGTAGGAAAGGTAAATACTTAGAAGATCCTATAAAACATAATTTAAGCCGACTAGAAAAGTTGGTTGGAAAAACGCTTAGTGCAGAGGTAATAAGGTGATTATAAACGATATATATACATACATAGGACAGGAAACTAGCTTAACAGCCGGTACTGATTTGTTTAAGTCAAGACAGACGGAAAGTCCCAATAATCAGGTGGTTATTTATGATACAGGAGGATTAGAACCGGACAGATACTTGCCAACAGCAGATCCAACTTTTCAAATATTAGTAAGAAACACAAGTTACTCTGCTGGGCAAAGCATAGTAGATGAAATAGTAGAGGCATTGCACCAAAAAGAAAACATTGAACTTGTAACTGGTGGTACATATTTTTATTACATATTTTTGTTTAATGAACCAGCCCATATAGGACGTGACGATAAAGGTAGGCACGAGTTTAGTATTAATTTTGTTTGTAAGATAAGAAGATGAGATATATAAATGAAAAACCTTATAGAGAGTTTAGATGTAGCAAGTGTCGTAACTTGTTGGCTATGGAATATATCTATGCGGGGAGATTGGAAATAAAATGCCCTAAATGTAACGAAGTGAATATAATTAATTTTAAGACAACCAAAAATGAGTTAGTAAAAGTATTAAGTTCTAATTTGAAAGGCGGTGAAAATAAATGAGTGACATATCTAATGTAAAGATGGGTGTCTGTGCAGTAACATTTGGTAACGTGCCTCTAGGTCATACTAAAGGTGGGGTTACCGTAACTTACGAGCCAGACATTCACGATATAACCGTAGACCAATACGGAAGTACACCGGCAGAAAAAGTGTTAATTGGGCAAAAGTTAAGAGCTACAGTACCTTTAGCTGAATCTTCAATAGCTAACTTGGCTATTGCAATACCAGCAGGGGAAAATTCGGCTTCATCTATTAAGATAGGTGGTGACGTTGGTTTAAGGTTATCAGATGCAGCAGAAACACTTGTATTACACCCAGTAGCAAACGACGATGATGACTTGTCGGAAGATGTAGTTATCTATAAAGCCGTTGTAACTAATTCTATTGATATACCTTTTAAGGTTGATGAGGAAAGAGTTATTGAGTTGGAGTTTGAAGGAATAATTGATGAAACAAGACTTGATGGCGATATGCTTGGGTTAATAGGTGATTCTAGTGCTTAAAAATAGACATTAGAAACAGGCACAATGTTCGTCTATGATAGTAAAAATTGACAACAAAGAATATAAGATAGAAAAGTTAGCATTAGGTAGATATGCAGAATTATTAGGTGCTTTGGAAAAGATACCTGAACAACTAAATGCAATGAGTGAGATATCCGAAGAAAACCTAATAAAAGCACTACCAAAAATGCTAAAAGAGGCGTTACCGGAACTGTTAGAAGTTATATCGTTGGGTTCTGGTATACCAAAAGAAACCATAGAAAAAGAGTTCGGTCTAACTGACTTGGCAAAAGTAGTTAAGGCAATATTTGAAGTTAACGAGTTCAAAGAACTGGGAAAAGTGTTGGAGGGGTTACCAATAAGAAAGGCGAAGGTAACCGCCTCAAAGGACAATGGCTTGAAAGAATAATAGCTGAACTTGGCTATCTTTATGGTTGGTCGCCTAAACAGATAAAGGAACAGGTTTACCCCAGCGATGTGGGGCTGTACCTACGTATAGGCAAACGTAATAAGTTAGAAGATGAATTATTACAATTACTAATTGTGCAAAATCCGCACAGCAAAGAACCAAAGACGCTGTTTAGGGAAATAAAGAACGAAATAACAAAGTTAACCGGACCAGACGATTCGGAACTTGACCGAGCAGGTCTACAAAGGTTAAAGCAGAAAATGTTTATTGATAGAAAGAAATATAAAAAATAATATGGGTGACATAATTTGTCAGAAAGAAGGATAGCAAAATAGCAGTAGTGATGGGCGATATAATCGCCAGAATAAAAGCAGATACAACCGATTTTCAAAAGGGGTTGGCAAAGTCAAAAGGCGAAGTTGATTCGTTTATGGGCGGTATGGTTTCTGCCAGTAATAAGGTAGTTGGTGCTATGGCAGTAGTTGGTACGGCTATTGCAGGTGTTGGTACTATTGCATTGAAACAGGCAGGTAACTATGAACAATCATTGATAGCTTTTACCACAATGCTTGACAACCAAGAACGTGCAACAACTATGTTAAATGATTTGGCACAAATGGCTAAAAAGACACCATTTGAGTTACGGGGTATAGAAGAAAATGCCAAACAATTACTTGCTATGGGTATTGAGGCAGATAAATTAGTACCCACACTAAAAGCGGTAGGTGACGTATCAGCGGGATTATCAGTTGATATGGGCAGGTTAGCTTACAACTACGGACAGGTAAAGGCACAGGGACAACTAACAGGTGTTGAATTAAGGGACTTTGCAAGGGCTGGTGTACCTTTAATTGCAGAACTTGCTAAAAACCTAAATGTAACTGAATCAGAAATAAAAGAAATGGTAAGTGCAGGTAAGATAGGTTTTGCAGATGTTGAAATGGCGTTTCAAACAATGACCAGCGAGGGCGGCAAGTTCAACAACCTGATGGAAGAACAATCTAGTAGCTTACAGGGGCAAATATCAAACCTAAAGGACGAGTTTAACCTTTTAATGAGAGAAATAGGTATGGTGTTATTACCTGTTGCTAAAGATGTTGTAGTTTGGGTAAAAGACGAGGCAATACCCAAAATAAAAGAACTTTGGCAATGGTTAAAAGACCATCAGGACATTGTTAAGGCGGTGGCTATAGGCATAACCGCTATGATGCTTCCAGCGTTAATATCAATGACTATAGCAATGGGTACGTTGGCAGTACAAACACTAATAGCGACAGCCCCATTAATAGCATTGGGGGCTGTTGTGGGTACTCTGGCTTACCTGATTATTCATAATTGGGACTTGATAAAAGAAAAGACCAAAATGCTTTGGGACTACGTGGTACTTGCCTTTAATTCCATTAAGGACTTTTTACAGGGTATCGGGGATAAGATATACGATTCAATAGTACAACCTTTTGCAAATGCTTGGGAAAAAGTAAAGGAAATAGTTGATAAAATAAAAGATGGGATAAAGAAGATAAGTCCGTTTTACAAAGAATCCCCTTCTTTAGTAGAGTTAGTAGAAAGCGGTGTTGGCAGGATAAAGGACGCATACGCGTCGCTTGGTGATATATCAATAACCAAAAGTTCAACCTTAGCATCTGGTATGGGTAACAATATTTCAAATAATAAATCAGTAGTACAAAATATAAATGTATATCCATCTGACGGACTTGACATTGATACCATAGTAGAAAGGTTGGCATACAAATATAGGACATCACTATGATAAAAACAATACAAATATACAATTTAACAATGGGAACTTTAGAATCAGGTTACATATTCGGTAACTTAACTGGGTTCGGCTTCCCGTCACTAAAAGTAGATATAAAAGAACGAGGAAGCACACATGGGGCTGATTTAGGCGTTAAATTATATGGTAGGCGTGTTATGGGCATTGAGTTGGAAATAATAGGCAAAAACACAACTGACTACGAAACAAAAAGACGAGCATTAGAATTGGCTTGTGATATTACACGGGGCTTACAAAGGATTTACATTACCACACGTTCAGGTATTGAGGTTATATGTGACGCTATTGTTACAGGTGATTTTGATTTGCCTTACACCAAAGGGCAAATGATATTTAGTTCGGTTAGGTTAGAACTAACCGCACCGTACCCATTTTTTAGTAGTAAGGACCAAAAGAGTTCGTTAATATCTTTATGGTCGGGAGGTGGTTGGGGGTTGCCGTTTGAATTACCGTTAGATATGTCTTGCGGTGGTGATGTCATTGCCAACGTAGTTAATAGTGGTAACACCAAATCATACCCTGTTATTACATTATACGGACAACTTGAAGACGCTACCTTAACAAATGAAACAAATGGCGAAACATTTTCAATAGACTATGAAATAGCAGATGCTTCGCAGGTTGTAATAGATACTTTTAATAGGACAATTATATTAAATGGCACTACTAATTTAAGGCAGTATTTTAGTGGTGACTGGTTGTCTTTGGATCCCGGAGGCAATGGTATTAAGTTAACTGCTACCACGTATGGTTACAACGCTTTGGTGTTACTAACCTACAGAGATAGTTATTTAGGTTTATGATGTTCAGATGTGTAGTTAAAAACAGTGACAACTCACTAATATGGGAATTGCCTTTTACCCGTTTTAATATTGAGCAGGAACTTAACAAAGGTGAATCGTTAAGTATTACTTTTGAAAGTACAGCCATTAAACCTATTGCAGAGTCACACGATATTACTATTGAATACATTTTTAGTGCAAGTTATAGAGAAATAGAAATATATGATGAAGATGATAATAAAATATATGCGGGGTATATTTCAGAACTACAATTCAATTCCGGTGTTGGTGAGTTAGGTACAGTAACGGTGCAAAGCAAGGGGTTTTTTAGTTTACTTGAAAAACGCTACACAGATGACAGTCTTTCTTACACTTCAACTGACAGTTCTGATATAGCTTGGGGTTTAATTAACTTTACCCAAACTAACGGTT